ACAACTACACCAAAATCTGCACACATACGTGTATAAACATCTTGTTGTGTTAATGAAAGACTAAGAATTTCAAGTAAGTCAAAGTTTTGGCTGAGTTCAAAAGTTACATTCTTGTCTTTTGCTCCACCAACTCTAACATCTGTCCTTACTCTAAATGATTTACCCATAGTTTATATTATTACACCCCCTAAAATAATTTATTGCATTTATGGTGCTTATAACATAAATAGTTCCACCATTAAAACTAAAAGTACTTAACATGGGGTTATAGTAAAGATTATTAAAGTACTGGTTTAGATGGTTTCTTGTATCTAATTGCGATGTCTTGGTTTGGAAAACGTATTTGAAGTACTTCGTTTGGTTGAGCGTAGATAGTATCGTCAATTAACCCTATTTGTTTTGTAGTCGCGTTAACATAAGGTTGTGTTGTTACTGATTGTGAATAATTACCCCCTACTTTATTAAAAACTAAAATATCAGTTAGATTTAAGACTCCCGGTTGGTTCATGATAAAAGCTCTTAGGTTACCTAAAGCTAAGTCTTCACCTAATTCCATTTTGTCAACAGCAAAATAATCACTTATTTTGGTTATAACATTAGTCACTATTTCACCTTCATTTGCATCTTTTTCTAAAATTAGGTCAATAGAAAAAGCTAAATCTATCACTCTAGCGGCACCCACAACAACATAGTCGTTTAACATCCTATAATTAGATAAATAATTTGCTATATTATTTTTAAGAGTCTCACTAACTAATGAAGTTAGTTTACCATCTGGGGTGTATGAAAGTACATTAACGTTAACTTTATTTTCTATTTCTGTTACACCAACTTTTGCAGGTGCACCAAATGTAGCCGGCATAGTTCTTAATTTAGAAACATAATCATTAATTGTCACCCCTCTATTTTGAGCTGCAAAATTAAAAGATATATAATTTCTTATTTCATCTGGTGTCATTTGGTTTGCTCCCCCGATAGCAGCGGTAGTATTAGTCACAGCTAAACTACTTACGACAGTTTGGTTTATTTGTTGACTAGGACCGCCGACCACAAAATCTATAGTACCCACCGTATTAACTGCACCAGCTCCAATATTTGCGGCTTTACCACCCCCAACTCTATATTGTATGAAAAGTGTGGTATTTGCTTTAACTGAATTACCTAAAGCTATATTATTTAAAAATTTAGACATATTTAATTTAACACCTTTAGATGCAAAATTATCTAATAGGTCTTGGGAGGTTTGGTTACCGCTACCAAATGTTAAATGAAAAAATCCTTCCGGTGTAAATTCTGTTATAAATCTTTGTGGTACTGTTATATATTTACCAACTTTAATTCCTGGCATATCAGCAGGTATAGATGGGTCTAACACAAAAACTTCATTTTGTGCTAATGCTTCAACTTCATACCACTTATTAGAAGTGGTTGATAGGAATTCACTATTTGCTGGTATAGTTTGGTATCCTAGTCCTGGTTTTTGTATTACGGATGTTACACCAATTACATTTTTTTCAGGTAAAAATATTTTATAGAACGGTTTGGAGTCCGCATCTGTAATTTCTTTTTTAAATACTTTAGTTATCCCATTAACAACAACCTCTCTCTTCACTATTGTGTAATTTTGGGTTATCCCATTTGCGTCTTTATTAGGTATTTTAGTTTGGTTGGGTACTCCTTCTGCATTGTATTGAGATGAAAAATCACAATCTTCAACCAACTCAAATACTTGACCCGCACCTCTAAATTGTGAACCAGCTCTTAATCTACCCAAATATTTAAAATCTTCTTTATCACCTAATACTGGTACTATGATAGACAAATCTACAACCGTAACAGAAGGTCTATTACCAGGTATTTTTAACCCATAAGTTTTTGCTATATTATATAAAGAACTTCTTTCTTGTGCGTATTGTAAAACTGTCTCTTGGAATGTCCTGTCTATCTGGAAGTTTAAATTGTCTGCTACCGCAGCATTAAGGTCTAAAAATACAGAATATATAGAAGCGTCATTCGCGTTTTTAATTAAATCTGGATAGTAAGTATTAGTTAATCTTAATAACTCATTTCTTACTCCTAGAAAATCTCTTTCTGTATATGCTATTTTTTTCTCTGCCATACTATAAATCTATTATAACAAAATCTTTAGTTTCAAACACACCATCTCCTGATGTGTAATCAATTCTAACTCTCATGGAGTAATTTCTTTGTGCTTCACCAACAAAACTCATATTACCATCATCCATCGATAAATCTGTAGTTTGTTCATTTAATTTTTCTTCAGCTTTTAAATCTTCTAAAGTTTTTACCTCAACACTATTTATGGTTAATCCCGGTATATACTTATTGACCGCTTCCCTTATTTCTCTCTCAATAGATATTTTAGTGGTGGTATCCATTAATTCAAAAACATATTTATTTAAATTAGTACCAAAATCAGGTAAAAAATACCTAGACCCTTTTGGGGTAAGTACTAAATGAATTAGGTTAGACCTCACTTCACTATCCGTATCTGTGTTTAGTCCTAAAAAAAATCCTTCTGGACTATCTACAAATGGAAATGTTATACCGTATCTTTGTGTTGGCATTTCTTTTTTATAATAAATACTTCAAAGATTGGTTTATTATAGTGTTGGTTGTTATGCTAATACTTTATTGTTTTGTTGATGGATTGGTTGGTATGGACAGTGTCTACAGTTGTTACCGCAACAATAGCCTCTTTTTTTGTGGTACTCTTCTGTCATCACCATTCTACCTTCTTCCCAGTAAAAATCTTTTGGTTGTAATTTAGGTTTTATAAATTCTCTATAATATAATTCTTCAATCCAGTCGTCTTTTATTTTCATTTTAATTTATATTAGATAATAAATGGTGACTCAAAAGAATCACCATTTATTATAATTTATTTTAAATCTTAGTTTAACTTAATTCAACTTCTTTTTCTTTATCAAGAGATTTAACATCTACATCTATTTCACAACTTCCTCCCGCACATGCTAATTCACCAGTTAAATTTGTGTTGTCATCTAATTCAACTACCTTACTTAAATCAACATCTTTTAAAGATTTCATCATTTCATTATACTGTTCTTCAGTGATATCTTCGAATGGTGCTTGTGTATAGGTACCACCATTGTATGGTAATACTGATAGACCATTATATGATTTTCTATTTTCCCACATCCATTCTCCAGCTTTATCCCAGTCATTTTCTTTTAAACTAATTGTTGCTGACACGTTATGTGAGTTTGAGCCGTTTCTATGTCCAGATTTTACCCACTCTGTAGCTACCTTTTTAACTCTTTCTAACAAATCAAAAGGTGACTCTGTTCTTAAAATAGAACCTTTCGGTGCTTTTTGTGGTATACTAATAACAGCTGTATCATGTGGTCTGAAGTATTCATCTTCAACTAATTCTGGGTGATTAATATTTAAATAGGTATAAATTGCCTCATTTTTACCAACTCTAACTCTTCTAATATAATAATCATTATGCCATGCATGAATACCTGAAGATGTTCCTAATGTTAATGATGTTGTTCCTGCTGGTTTTACTGTCGTACATCTTGCTGAAGGATTTATGTCTATAAGTTTAGAAACTCTTGTATTTTCTCTTTTTACTAGACTAGCAGCTTTTTTCATGTCATATTTTAGTACTTTTCCAGAACCAATACCAGTCATTGACACACCTATAAGTGCATCTTTTTCAGTTGTTTCTTGCCATATTTCTCTTAGATAGTGGAAGGAAGTATATCCTGCTTGTAAAGTACCTATAAATGCTGCTGCCTTAACTCTGTCATTTAAATCTTCTTGTGATTCAATATTTGAGACATTTACTTCACATAAGTTACAGAATTGATTTGGTCTTAAAGCAATTTCACAACAAGGATTGGTTCCCCAATCTTTATCGTTGTTTAAATAAATTCCAGGTTCTCCCGCTCCAGATAATTCAACCCTTTTCCATAAATCCATAAAAAATTCTTTAGTAATTTTATGTCTCATTAAACATGCTGAATTATTTGCTCTACCTCTCTGTGGGTTTAGTTCCCACCAATTACCGGATTTACATCCAATCATAGCATCGTCATCAGCACTAAACAAACTAATAAGAGCTGCTCTACGTATTCCACCTGCCAATACCGCGTCTGCAATATGACATACGATATCATGTACTTCAATAGTTGTAAGTTGTTCTCCATTTTCTTTTTGATTTAATAAACCTTCAATTTTCACTAAACATTCTTTTAGTGGTTGAGGTCCTGGTGCTTTACCACCTGATGTTATTAATCTAGCTCCTTTTGGTCTAATATCAGAATAATCAAATTCTACTCTACTACCACCACCATTCATATATGTTTTCATAAGAACTTTAATTGCGTCTGCCCATCCTTCAATACTATCACCAATTAAGAATCTTTTCTTTCTTTTTGGGTATGGTTGTTGGATTACGGGTAATTTTTTTACATGGTGTTTTTGTACCGAATATCCAACACCTGTACCTCCTAGTAATAAAAACATTGTCTCACTAAAAGAGTCAATATGGTCAATAGGTACATAAGCACAGTTATAGATTCTATTAGGACTAATCTCAATAGGTTTACCACCAAATTGCATACTTCTCATTGAGGGTAAGACTTTTTTATCATAAACAAATTTGTATTTTTGTTCTATTTCTTCTTTTAAATGCGGATATTTCTTTATATGCATTTTTTTATTTCGGGTAACTAATTCATCCCACGTTTCTCTTCTATTTAGTTCCGGAATATACTTAGCGTACTTCATGTAGACAGTAATATCCGACAGAATCTTATTTGATACTTCCATATTTTACTTTTTATTAATTATTTTTGTTTATTATTTGTTCTCTTCTTTGGAGAGCTCGAGCTACTCTTTCTCTATTTCTATTTGTTTTTTCTTCCTCAAAACCAAGGAATGTTTGTGTAGTTTCAGTGTCTATTTCTAAAGTTCCATTATCAAATTTACAATTTTCAAATATGACACCATCTCTTCCTAGTCTTGATTTTACAATAGCTATAGTTGCTAATCCCATTTCTTTTTGTTGTAAAGTCTTTGCGACTGAAATAATTACGTGTCCCACTTGTGCTTTCTTAATAGAACCTCCCATTTGGTCTGTGGTTACAACATCTGAAGAAATAGAACTTCTATTCCCTTGTGTTGCTGTCCAACCTGCTATATTTAATTCGTGACACATACCCTCAAATTTTCTCATAACAGAACCTTCACCTTTCCATTCGTCATTAAATGAACGGTCTGGTAATATACAGTCAATGTAATCAATTAATACTATATCTATTTTAGTTCCTTCAGATATAATTTTTCTTACTTGATTTTTAATCTGTAACATTGTCATTTCATCCGAAGGTAATTTTTTCAATATTAATTTACCCCCAGTTTTTTTCATTTCATCTGCTTTATCTAATACAGTTTCTTTATGATTACTTAACTCATCGTTAGGTATTCCTGTCCAACAGGTAAAATGTTTTCTTTGTATAATTTTAGGGTTATCTTCAAAAAATATTTGTAATACATTATAACCCATATTAAATGCTGTGTTAGCAAATCTAGTTAACATAGTTGTCTTACCAACACCTGTGGGTGCTAAAACCACACCTATTTCCCCTTTAGCCAAACCACCATTTAATATATTATCTAGTCCGTCAACCCCTGTTGGTAGTGGATGTCTATAGTCATCCTCCAATAGTTTTTCTAATTCTGTAAAAATTTCAAAACTACCCATATCACCATCACCAATTTTAATAGCGTCACGTATATATTCTTCACACTTATCATAACTTTCAAAGTCACCTTTTTCCATTATATTTTCAACTTTTCTGATAGCTTTTTTAAGTTCTTGTTGTTTACAGAACTTAATGGACTTTTCTTTGATAAATAAGTGGTCTTCAAATGAAACTTCTTTAATCTCTTTTAACATGTCAAAAATATTTTTTCTTGCCATTTCAGAAGAAATTTCTATCCTTGTTAGTTGGTCTAAAGCGTCAAATGAAGGTGCTGTTTGGTATTTCTCATAATACTCCTTAATTAATTGCATAATCAATCTGAAGTACTGGTTGTCAAAATATTTGGCGATAATCGCATCAATTATTGACTGGAAAAAAGTATTATCTGTTACTATTAGGTTAATTAATTTTAACTGAAAGTTATAACCTAAATAACCAAAATTTTTATTGTCTGTCATATTTTTTTATTCTTTTAATAAATACTAGATTAGTTGACCATTAGGTCATAATCTTGGTAGTTGGTTGTAACTTTTCTTTGTGATAGTACTCCGGTCAATTCTCTTAATATATAAGATATTTGTGGTCTTATATCTACCGTGTATCTAACTTTTGGGGGATAGATGTTGGCAGGTGTAATTGTGTCGTAAATTACCTTGTTTCCTTTTTTTATAGTTATCGTAAAATACTCATCTTCTGAACCTTCATCTAAAACATTTTCTCTGAAGTTACTTTCTAATAAATATAAAGTTTTAAGCTTTAAGTCATCCACAATATCATTAACTACACCTTGTACAGCATAATGTAAGTCTATTGAGTTAGTTGCTCTATTGTTAAAGTTCCTAACTGAAAAGAATCTCTGACAAACTATATTATTACCTAATTTTAATACGAATTCACACTTTTGTGTATTTTCTCCTTTTTGTTTAATTTTACTCATCTTTTTTTATTTTTATAAAAATCTTTTTCTATTCTTGTTAATCTTAAAAATGGTCTCACAAAATCTACCCAAGAGTCATCTTTCTTTGGTAAAATATTAAGAATTCCATCTGACATCATCAAGTCCAAAGCATTTTTCCAGTGTCTTCCTTCTGGGTCTATAGCTTCTTTTGATAGGTCTTTTATTCCGTTTACGGCATCTTTAGTTAGAAATTGTTCCCCAACACCAATAATTTTATAATTTGTTTCTAATATAGAACTATCTGGTTTTTTTTGTGTCACACCTTCTAATATATTTTTTTCTTTTTTATTTATTTTCTTTTTAGATTGTATTGTTTTTAATATATCCTCTAGACTTACTTTTTCCTCTAAAATTTCTGGTTTTATTTTTACTAATGATTTTACCCCAACCATTTTTATCCCATATATATTATCAGAAGAATCTCCACATATGGTTTTTACAACTCTAACATTAGATGATGGTATGTTAACACCATTTAAAGGTACTTTCTCACCATATTTAAATAATTTGTTTAAAGAAATTATATGTACAGAAACATTTTCAGCAATTAACTGTAATAAATCTCTATCTGAAGTTAATATAATAATGCTTTCTTTTTGGGTTTTTTTGATGTAGTGTGCTATACAATCATCGGCTTCACACCATTTGAAGGTTGCTTGTCGTACATAAAGTTCTTCTAGGTATTCTTGTACTCTTAACTTTTGTTTAGCGTATGATTGTAGGTCATCTTGTGGTTTGGGTTTTAACCTCCTATTTAGTTTATAATCTGGGTATAGTTCAAGTCTGGGCTTTGTATTATCTTCCCCATCCCAAAAAACGACAATTTTAGTTAATAGATAGGTGTCTATTAGTTTTCTTAAGGTATTAAGAAAATGGTATAGACCACCTATATGGTCAGTACCATTATACATATTTTTTATACCATGAAAACCTGTATTTAGTAAGGAATTTCCGTCAACTAATAATGTTCTTGTCAAAACACATTCTTAAAGGGTTAAACAATTTTTTTACTTTACTACTTCTAATAATTCAATTTCGAAACTCAAATCTTCACCAGCTAATGGGTGATTCATATCTAATTCTACAGTTTCCTCATTAATTTTTACTACTTGTCCTTGGACAGGTCTACCGTTCTGGTCTTGTCCTTGGATAAATCCATTCAATTCATACTTTAGTGATTCTGGGAATTCACTTTTATTAACTGATATGATTGCCTCGTTAATATATTCACCGTAAGCTTCTTTAGCTTTAATATCTACTTTAGCGGTACCGCCAACCTCTAAGTCTTTAACAGCATCATTAAAACCTTTTAGTAATTGACCGTCATCAATTACAAACTCTAACCCTTCTCCTCTGTCTCTTGAGTTATCAAATTTAGAACCATCTTTTAGGGTACCTATATAGTGTACTTTTACTTTGTCTCCTGTTTTTATTTTAGTCATTTTCTTTTTCTATTTTTAAATCGAAATCACCACCAACCCCTAATTGTTCAGACCAGAAGGTAGCATTTTCTTGTTTATATTTTTCTATTGATTTCTTTTCTTCACTAGCTTCTCTTCCAGCAATGAATCCATGTGGTGTTATAAGGATTTTACCATCTTCATAACCCAAACCATTAACATGATTTTTCATTATGGTTATTTTTGTTCTGGTAGCAAATTTTACTTTTCGTTTCTCTTTAACTGCAGTAATATTTGTTGTTCCACCATTTTTTTGATTACCGAATCTAAATACTAATGTAGAGTTTAACCATAAAGATTCACCACCTTTTGCTTT